GGCGTGACGTGCCGGTCGAGATCGCCGTGGTGCTGCCGGTCGCGGCTGAGGCGGTGGCGGCGTGAGCGCCCCGCTGGTGGTGAACACGGCGGACGGCACGGTGTGGACGCGGCGTGGTGCGCTGCGTGGCGGCGAGGCCCTGTACGCGATGGCGGGGGTGTCTGACTGCCCGGAGCTGGTGATGGTGACGCTGGCTGAGTTGGCGGAGCACGTGATCGTGGGGGCGGCGGACGTCCTGCCGGTGCCAGTGGGGGACCCGCCGCGGCTGTTGGCCGAAGACCGGGCCACGATCGCCGGGCTCATCGGTGAAGCGAAGCGCGCTGTCCCGGCGCTGTTGGTCCAGCTCGCACAGTCGGTGCATGACCGGCTCGCGCACGACCACAGCACGCAGCGCGAGGACTGGTACTGCATGAACCTCACCTCGTGGATGGGTGAGCGGATGGGGCCGGTGCTGCGCCGCTTGCTGGACGCCGAGGCTCGGATCGCCGAGTTGGAGGCGGAGCGGCACTCGACGAACGAGGCGCTCGACGACGCGGTGCAGGCGCTGCGGGCCCAGCAGGTGCCGGACGTGGACCGCTCGGCGGACCGGCTGACGCGGCTGCTGGCGCCAACGCAGGCGCTCCGCGAGGACGACGAGTTCGGTCTGCACCACGCGTACCGGGTGGGCCGCGACCTGCCCGAGCCGGGCGGTGCGAAGTGACCGCCCTGGACTGGCTCCTCTGGTTCGCCGTCTTCTGCGCCGTCGTCCTCGCGTACTGCGCGGTCGATGTCCCCACCCTCTGCGGCCGTGCCGCGCACCGTCTCGCCGACCGCATCCGCCACGGAGGTGCCCGGTGACCGGACAGATCTACGTCGCCATGAGCGGGCTGACGCCCACCCACACCGCGGTCCCGGCCGAGAAGACGAGCCGCAAGGTCCTCGCCGTCCCGGTCGCCCCGGAAGCCGCTCCCTGCGCGGAGTGCCCGGAGACCGCGCCGTTCGGGCGGGCCTACTGCTCGACCCGCTGCCGCAACGCCGCCGACCGCCACGACGAGATGGACGGGGACCTGTGATGGAGCACGACCACAACAAGGCGGGGTTCGAAGCGGGCTGTCCCGCGTGCGAGCTGAACGAGGTGTCGATGCAGGACACGGGACGTCCGTGGGCGGCGCGTGCGATCAAGCACCCGTCGCACGCCGCGACCCGGGCGCACTTCGCGGCCAACCCGCTGCCGGAGCAGCAGGACCGGAGGTCGGCGTGAGCGCCCGCGAGGACCTGTACCTGTTCGCGATGGTCGGCAAGATCCACGAGGACGGCAACCGGGCCATGGCCGTCCGCAAGCTCGACGCCCACCGCGCCGAGGTCCTCTCCGAGGACGGCCAGGCGTACGACGGCGAACTCGCCATGCTCCGCACCCTCGTCCGCACCCTCCGCGTCATCGTCCGCTACGACGACCACGCGACCCCCGAGGTACGGCGCCTACTCCACCAGCACCTCACCGACGAGCGCGCCGCCTACCAGGACACCGGCGACCCCGCCGGGGCCCGTCAGGCCGCACTCCTCGCCGCGATCCTCCAGGCCCCGGCCCGCCGCTGGAAGCCCGGCCGCGCGGTGACCGCGCTGCGAGAGGCCGGATACCACCCGCTCAGCCCCGGCACCGCGGCGGGCGACCTCTCCGCCCTGGCGGCCGCCGGCCACCTGGTCCGGCACGAGAGCACGGGCGTGCGCTGGTACGAGGTCGCCCGCCGGACGGGGGGTGCCAGCCGTGGCTGACGTCTCCCGCCGCCAGTACCTCTACGCCGCTATACGAGCAGACGGCCGGCCGGTCACCACCGCCCGCGCCGAGCAGCTCCTCGACGGCGCCCCGCTCACCCCGGCCGGCCGGAACACGATCCGCAAGGCGCTCCGCGGCCTGGCCCGGGACGGGCTCCTCGTCCCGCGGCTGCGCCCGGTGGACGGCCGCCGCGAGTACCGCCTGACCGCCACGACCACCGGAGAGGACGGCCACTCGTGACCTTCCCGACTACCACGCCGACGACCGACACCGAGCGCGTCCTCGGCCAGATCGAACGCGGAGAGATCCGCTGCGGCCGCGACGCGGCCCGCGAGATCGCCGCCCAGCACCAGGAGGCGTACGGCAACGCGGTGTGGCCCGACTCCGCGTGGGCCAACGCCGTGGCGGCGCTGAATGGGGGCGCTGCGCGATGACGACGAGCACGACGGTCGGGGCTTCGGCCCCGGCCGCCGGCCGCCGGGTCACTCCCACCGGCCGCCTCATCCTCCCCGCCGACGCCGACCGCGCCGCCTGGCTCACCGCCCGCCGCTCCGGCATCGGCTCCTCCGACATCGCCGCCATCCTCGGCATCTCCCGCTACGGCAACGCCCTCTCCGTCTGGCACGACAAGACCGGCGGGTTGCCGCTGGAGTCCGACGACAGCGAACCCGCCCTGTGGGGGCGCCAGTTCGAGGAGACCGTCGCCCGCGAGTGGGCCCGCCGCAACCGCAGCGTGGTCCGCCGAGTCGGCCTCGTCCAGAACATCGACCGGCCCTGGCAGATGTGCACCCTCGACCGCCGCGTCCTCAAGTGCCCGCTCGCCGACGCAGACGAGCGGTGCGCGGTCGAGATCAAGTGCCGCGACAAGATGAAGGCCAGCCAGTTCAGGGCCGGGGTCGCGGACGACGTCCTCGTGCAGACCCTCCACCAGGCCGACACCTGCGGCTACGACCACATGCACGCCGCCGTCCTCATCGGCGGCAACGACTACCGGCAGTACGTCATCCGGGTCCGCGACCACGCCCAGCTCGTCGACGACCTGCGGGCCGCAGGCGAGCGGGCATGGCAGCAGATCACCGAGCGCCGGGCGCCGGTCCTCGCCGACGACGCCGACCCGGACGTCCTCCTCGACCTGTACGGCCGTCTCCACCCGGAGCGCGCCGGGATCGTGGACATCACCCGGGACGTCGACACGCAGACCGCAGTCGAGGAGTACCTCGACGCGCACGCCGACTACGCCGCCGCCGAGAAGCGGAAGAAGGCCGCGAAGGCCCGCATCCTCGCCGGTCTCGCTGGAGCCGAGGCAGCCACGGTCCTCGACAAGCCGTACGTCTCGCTCGACGAGCGGTCCAAGGAGTGGACCGACACCAAGCGTCTCGCCGAGCGCTGGCCCGAGGCCTACGCGGACTGCGTCGAGGACCGCACCCACTACCAGCTCAACATCCCCCGCTCTGTCCGTGAGGAGCACAACGCATGAGCACGATTCAGGAGCGGGCCGCGGCTGCCGCCGGCCGCGCCAACGAGACCCCGGCCGCCGACCAGGCCCCAGCACCCAGCTACACCCCGGCCCCGTTGCAGGACCCTGGCATCCCCGAGCCCGGCCCCGACGGGCCCGAGCAGGTCCCCGTGTGGATCGCGTGGTCCCGCGTCATGGGCGAGGTCCGCGGCATCGACAAGGGCGACTGGTACGGCCGACCCGGCGAGCGAGGCAGCTACCAGTTCCGCGGAGTCGACTCCGCGCTCAACGCCTTCGGACCCGCCTGCCGCCTGCACGGCGTCCTCGTCCTGCCCGTACACGTCGAGACCGCCTACCGCGACGTGAAGACGTCCGGGGGCAAGCCGTCCCGCGAGTGCACCGCGACCGTCAGCTACCGCATCATCGGCCCGACCGGCGACAGCATCGAGGTGCAGTCGGCCGGCGAGTCGATGGACTCCGCGGACAAGGGCACGGCGAAGGCGCTGTCGACATCGCTGCGCTCGCTGCTGTTCCTCGGCGGCCTGGTGCCGACGAACGACACCGACCCGGACGCCTCGAACGTCGAACGCGGCGAGGCTCCTCCGCGGACCGCTGCTTCGTACCGGGACGAGATCCTGGAATCCGGCACCTCCCGCCAGCGCATGGCGCAGATCAACTACGAGATCAAGCAGATCGGCCTCTACGACACCAAGGTCGTCAACGAGGTTGGGGACGAGGAGCAGCTCGGCGCGTTCCTGTACCGCATCGGGCAGGAGCGATTCCAGGGCGGTGGCCAGTGACCTGGTACCTCAACCGTCTGGCTGGCTTCGACCTGGAGACCACCGGCGTCGACGTCGAGACCGACCGCATCGTCACCGCCTGCGTCGTCCAGTGCGGCGGCAAGCAGCCCACCCAGTCCTTCAACTGGATGGCCGACCCCGGAATCGAGATCCCCGAGGGCGCGGCCAGGGTCCACGGCATCACCACCGAGCGGGCTCGCGCCGAGGGGCGGCCGACGGCCGAGGTCGTCGAGCAGCTGGTGGCCGCGCTCGCCGAGTGCGTGCTGGCCGGGCAGCCGATCGTTGCGATGAACGCCAGCTTCGACCTGACGATCCTGGACCGTGAGGCCCGCCGCCACGGCGTGCAACCCCTCACGAACATGGTGGGCCGGGACCTGCGGGTCATCGACCCCCGCGTCCTGGACAAGCAAGTCAGCCGCCGCAAGGGCAGCCGCACCCTGTCGGACCTGTGCGAGCACTACAGCGTGAAGCTCGACGGCGCGCACTCCGCGGACGCCGACGCGATCGCCGCATGCCGGGTCGCCTGGCGGCTCGGCTCGACCGTGCCACAGCTCGGCGAGATGAGCATCGACGACCTGCACCAGGCTCAGATCAAGTGGGCCGAGGCACAGGGCCGGTCGCTGGCGGCGTACTTCCGCCGGACCCCCGGCAAGGAAGCGTGGGCCGACGGCGTGCGCACCGAGTGGCCGCTCATCCCCGCGCAGCGCGAGGCGGGTGAGCAGTCATGAGACTCCCCTTCGTCTCCCGCCGCCAGCACGACACCGAGATCGCCGCCCTCCGCCGCCGCGTCCTCACCACCGAGGAACTCCACGACAAGGTCGAGGACGAGCGGCGCCGCCTGGCCAAGGAACTCGCCGCCGCACAGGCGCCAGCCATCAGCCCCGACCCCGCCTTGCAGACCGAGATCGCGGAACTCAGGATCCGGCTGGCCCGCGCGCAGGCCGAGGTCGTCACCCTCTCCAGCGAACTCGGCGAAGCCCGCAAGACCGGCCGCCTGATCGAGGGCGGCACCAACCGGCCGCGCACCGCGGACGCCGAGCTGCGCCAGGCCCGCGAGCACGCGCAGCTGCTGGACCGGCGGCTCGCCGAGATGACGGCCGCGAACCAGCGCTGCACCTGCGGGAGGACGCAGTGACCCCCGAACTGCTCGGCGCTGCCCTGGTCCTCGCCTCCCTCGTCGGCTCCACCGGCCTGGCCCGCCTCTACGCCCGCCCCCTCCCCACAGGCCGGCAC